ATCTTACTTGCCATAGTTACCTTTTCCTAGTTTGTTTCCTTACGACTTTACGTTGATATACTGGGGTTGGATTATTCTTACTTGGTTTCTTATACCCATATTTCATGGGGTTTTCAGGGGGTGTCATAGTATGCATGATGGTGTTTTAATGCGATACAAGGAGATCTGAGCATCTTTTTTTTAAACATTTGATCATTATCAGCCTAAAATACAGAAAAGTGGCAGTCAATATAAATATTATTTAACCTGTCTCCATTTGTTTTAAAAACTCATCATACCCCATTGTTCCCTTAGCCTGATTGCATTTACGGCAAGCAACTACCAGATTACTTTCTTCAAGCATTTCAGCCCTAGTGTTAAGTTTTGCAATCGGAACCTTGTGATCTAAAACAAAATCTTCCGGTGTCAACCTTATTTTGCAGTAATGGCAGGGTGCTGTATTATCAGATAGCCTTGCTTCCATCCACTTACTAATATAAGTAGATCTATTATAACCACCCTTCTTCCCTCTTATATCTCCTGATATAACCATTCTCTCCCACGCACGTTTCTCCTTGCAACTCTTTGAACAATACTTCTGAGTTGTAGATTGAAATTTACTTGGAGTATATTTAGAACTACACTGTTCACATACCTTAGTTATTTCCATCTACACCCTCACATAATATTCTCTTCGTTGAGACTTTGGCTGATGTGGTAGCTCTGGCCCCGGTAGATGTGGGTGCATATAACACATATATGCAGCAATAGCTAAAGACATAACCCTATCATCGTGACATCCATGTTGAGCTGCTTCCTTACCATTATTATGCACAACGAAAGTCTGCAGTTCATCTATTGTAGCTTTAGAATATATTTCAATTTCCTCTTCACGTATAAGCCTGCGTAACAAATCAAGGATTAACTTCCTTGTTTTTATGTTAGTATTAAACCCTAATCTCTTCTTCTGACGCTGACCACGTTCATCAAGAGCCTTCTCAATATATATATTGCCATACTGATGTATTGATGATAAAAACTTTAAAGTTAACAGCCCGTGATTATTATTCTCTACTGCAACAAGTGCATTGTTATACCATATCCCTATAGTAGCTGTTATCCATGCAAGCAGGTCTGGGTCTATACGTGCACACCATGTGCCACATTCTTCATAAGTTTCTGCATCTAACACAGTAACTACAGAATAATCCGCATCACCTGTGTCCGACATTATACCTTCTGCTACATCAACTCCGATCCTATAATGCCTTCCACTTTGAGGTGGATTAAATACAGCAAACTCTCCATCAGGCTTACTCTCCATAAAATAACGCATTTTTTCTATACCACCAATATTATGGAAGCCATTAACCGGGACTTCAAATCTTTTGGGCGGGGACTCCCTCTCCCTCTCCTCTGCTTCAAACCACATCTTAGTCAAGTTCACTGAATCAAATGCACTTCTACCTGATGCGACAAAAGCTTCTCTCGCAGTAGTAGGATATTCCTGATGGAATACATTCAAGTCTCCCTGACATTCAGGAGAAATAATTTTATTCCTCCTCCACTTTAAATGTTCAAGTGTTACTTTGAATTCAAATACCCCATCATCTGTTTCATAAGATGTTTCTACACCGAATAGGTTCTTTTCTTCATCTCCTCCATATACAGGGTTTGTACCTAATGATTTTTTAAATGAATCCCCCTTAAGCTCCTCCTTACTTAGTTCTGTTTTATATTCATCAAAAACAAACCAAGGGAAGAATATAGTTTGTAATCCACTTACATCCTTATCTGCTCGCCACCATTCTTTTTCAAAATAGTTACCTACCCCCTTTGCTGTACTCTCCAACCAGATCTCTGTCCCATACCCCTGTACAACACAGTTCATCATACCAGTTGCATATTCACGGGCACGACCACCCCAACGGGCGACCTCGGAACAATGAAGCATATCAATCCCGGCCCCCACTACCTCAGAGCCTTCTACAGTAGACATCCCATACCTAGAGTTAAGACCCTTCCCATCACTGGAACCCCATGTAAGCTCCTGTTTACCTGAGTAATGTGAGAGGGGTTTAATGAATTCAGGATAGTTCTGCTCCATAACTTTCGTCATGGCAAACATTTCTGAAGTTGTATTCTTGGAATGTGTGCAGATGTGCACTAACTGATTGAACTGGGTGGCAGCACGTTTAAACATACGTGCCTGTACGTAGGTAGAAATACCAAATCGTCTCGCTTTCAAGACAATTATTCTTACATGGTTTTTTTCTTTCAGTTGCCTCTGTGCTATACCATGTAAAATCTTCTGCACAGGATTCATTACAAAAGGAATGAGCTTCTTTGTCCCTAGTTCCTGAATCTTTAAGCAATATTGAAAATAAGTATCGTGATCCTGAAGCCGATCCATCAGCTCCTGCATCGCCTCCTTATCATCCATCCTTGGAGATTGTTGTGCCATCCAGTATATTTAACCTTAAATACCTTGCAATTAAAATGGCATCAGCAATTCCGTGATCTTTAACCCTTGTTAATCGCAGCTCCGGGTAGAGCTGTGTGACCTTCTGTATTGATGCACCTTTATCCTTACCCATATCTGGCATCATGGCCTTCTTCCATGACTGAGGCCGAATTAAATGGTAGGGTAATCCATTACCCACACATAATCCACGAAGGAATCCGTAAGAAGCCATGTATCTGCCACTGGAAACTATCCCTTGATTAGGCATTGTCTGGCTTTTTTCGATCCCTATAGTCATAGGTCTAAGTCTCCACCTGCTAAATATAGTAGATAACTTAGATTCATCAAGTTCACGCTTCTTACCTACCATAATAATAGGCATATCCATCACGAACTCTAGGTTTAATTCATCATCTAATACTGCTAATGCCCCTGAAAAACCGGGATCAATTCCCATTATCTGCATTTAATTCCCTATATTTCTCCACTGCTGCTTCCTCTTCTACCTCAGTTATTTCCCACTTAGGTATATTATCATTATTTATAACAGCAGGCTGGGAACTATACTTTAGGATTTTTCCACCATTAGCAAGATATTCCTCAACCTGAGATTGCAACTCCATCCTTTCTATTGTATTAGCCTTAGTAAATTTAGCAGTATCTACAAGTGTCTTGGATATATTAATATGTATCTGCTTGTAGTGCCCGTTCTTCCTCTCCTTATTACCTGACCCTTCTGTTGTACCTAACCCCTTAACTACCTTACGAGTCCTCTGCTTTGCGGCACGGCTTTCCTTTTTACGATCTGCAACTATAATACCCCGACAAACCCTACTACATGAAACATGGCGTTCAGTCTTTGGTTTAAATGTCTTACCACACCCAATACATTTCTTAGGCGCAAGTAATGTGCTAAGTCTTAACGTATTCTTCTTCCTTCGTATACTATCGTGATATTCTGAACAGCTTATTGAACAGAACCTAGTCCTCCCAGCCGGGAGAGCACTACTACATATAAAGCAAGTTGTTCTTTTCACCCTTCACTTTCCAACATATAAATCATAGTTCCAACTGTATCTGCTATCTCCAGCCAAAATGTTTCTGGGGAGGTATCAGCTTTATGGGCCTCCATCATTAGCTCCTGAAACGATACACCAGATTTCCACGAAGCAGCGGCACATCCTAACATCAATGCCAACTGTCTGCGTGAATCCATTATTGAATCACTTTCCAGCTTCTGTTCCTTTGCTGTCTTCTGCCTTCTTCCTTTTCCCATCGTTGCTTATCTCTAATAAGGGTGAGTTGTTATCTGGCTCGGCAATAATTTCCCCTTCAATCACCTCACCATGCATTTGCACATTTAGTTCCTTAAGGGCATCTTCAACCCTATATACGTTTTCATTCTTCTGTTCTATATATTTGTACTCGTTAGGCATCGCCAGTGCTATCCTTTCACTACGGATAATCTTCATAACTGTATCAGCCTTAGCAGACCAGATATTTAACTCACTACTATCCTTAGCACTGAGTACTTTCTCTTTTAAATTATTTAGTTCATCGAGATGTTGGTGGGAAATATTTGCCCGGTCGTCTGCATACTTCTGGATCATCCTTGTATGCATACTTGTAAGGGCTTGCTCCCTCTTTGATGCATATGTCCAGTTTCCTGCATTAATATACTTAGTCAATGTACTTTGCCAGAACCCATACTTCTCACATATCTGGGAGCGTGTTAGTATCCCGGCCTCATAGTCAACTTTAACTGCCGCCTTCATTACTTCCCTGTGATGTTTAGCTTCATGCTTAGACCCAGTTGTTACCTTAGTGGCATTACTGTTCCCTCTTTTCTTTACGGGTTTCCTCATAGTTATTCGATTTCCCTAATGTCATATCTAGCTCCTTCGCAACATGGTTCTACATTAGTTCCACAATTAGCGCACTGCTCATGACCATGAACCCTTACCGCCACAGTAGCCATTCCACAATAGTTGCATCTAGGCTTAATTCCCATATTTGTGGATATCACCTGCGGGATGTTCATCGAAAATTTCCTTCCATAGAGTTTCTTTTTTTTCTCCATAAATCTCTAAATCAACTCGTATTTCCTTATCTTTATTATGAGGGATACTATCCCAACTTAACTTACCACCCTTCATAATATTAAACAACTCCTCTTCTGTAATTGGGATATTGATTTTAATAGTCATTCTCCTCCATCTTCAGGATAATGAACAGTACACCCATCTATTGTACAAGACCAATGCTTGTTTGTTACAGTACCTGCCTTCTTTCTCTCTGCCTGTCCCTTCTTCCTTATTGCCTTGCACTCATCTCTCCATACACCCATCCTTTTATTGTACTCATTATCAAGTGACCAGATCCAATCTTGTAATACATCTATCTGCCACAGTGTACTCATACCCTCAAAATGGGGCATAATCTTAATGTCGCCTTCTCCAGCTCCAACATCTGCTGTTAACCTTATCTCCGTTTTCATATTGTTACCTCTATTAGTTGACATAGTTTAATGGGGATATTATAAAAATCCTCCCCCTCTGGATACCTAGTATTAGGTATATTACTAACATACTCCTCCTTCATGTACTTGCCATCTATGTGCCAAGCTTTAGTGCAATCCTTATTTAATACCCAAAACATTACACTCTTACCTCCATCCATGTACTTCTTCTTCCTATATGGAATGTGAACAGTACTCCACATAGCAGGCCACTCATCTATCCATGACGATTTTATTTCAACCTCATGGTAGATTTTACGCCACGATTGTATATCAGGGCCATAATCCTCATATACATTCGTGAACATACCCTTAGAGTCTAGGTATGCCCTTACTGCTGTCTTTGCTTTATTGTCGCAAGCTTGATACGCCTGCTTGTTGAAATATGCCATTAGAAAAATCGTCCATGATTCCCTTCTAAAAGGTTTTGAAGTGGTATTGAAAATTCCAACTCAGGTTTTCTTGTTGGATTTATAGTGTGGGGTGGGTTCTCCATACGCTTTTTATCTTCTTCTAGGCTGAGTTTTAAGGCTATACTCCTAGCCCTATCCTTCTCCTCCCAAGAAAGACCATAATCATAAGGCTTCCTATCTACTAAGCCCCATATCATCCCACCTATTACTAAGACTGGTAGTATTACCCTCAGGATACCTAGATCCAGCTTGGTAATACTCTTGATCGGACTCGACTTGTGCATTAAAAATAATACCAAACAGCCGAATTCTACCGCATATATAATATATTCCATGAAACCCCTTAGAAAGCAGGCTACCGAGTCAGATCCGAAACCACAAAGATGATGACCAAGCAGCCCACTTGCTGTTGATATTGGCGTACTTTACAAACGCCAGTTGATACCTCTCCAACACAGTTGAAGCTGGTTAGGTAAACTATAGTATACACCATAAGATAATGGGGGGTCAAGTATTATTTTTATAGGGGAGGTATGACGATAATATGATTTGGGTTTTCGGAAGGGGGGGTGTACGAGAGTAGGAGTCCCATATATATAAATGTGCGG